GCGACAAATGACGTTTGCAGAACTAACAACTCCTGGCGGATACAATGTCGGAGAAGTCGCGAGCGCGATGCAAAAGTGCATCCGCCGCGGCCTGGCCGATGAAGCATTATTCTGGGCCACGGAACTCGATTTCACCGGATTCGGCGAATACGTGTTCAAGAGACTCAGAATCATAGCTAGTGAAGACGTGGGCCTGGCAGACAATTCGGCCGCGCTGACGATTCACGCGCTGTATCAGAGCTGGCGAGAGCAGCATAAAAAGAAAGACACTAAACATGCGCCAGAGCGCTTGTTTCTTGTTCACGCGGTCCTCTATCTCGCCAACTGCGAAAAATCCCGCATGATCGATCATGCGCTGATCGTAATGTATGAGGGCAAACGCGAGCATCGGGAAATCCCAAGCTTCGCGCTGGACCGGCACACGGCCGCCGGACGACGAAAAAAACGAGGCTGGGCCCACTTCTGGGAGTCGGGAGCCACACTCAAGAACAAAGCGCCGGTAAACGACCCCTACGAAGTCACGGCTAAGTCTATTCGCCGAGACTAAATCGAAAAACGGGGCAGTTGGCGCAAAAACCGCCGCTGCCCCGTAATTCATCGCTCCAGAATGAGCGCTATCGAGTTTTCGAGATACCCTCCGCTATCCCAACACTCGGATTTTTAGGGCTGACATCACGTGGCTGGACGTGAAGCTCAAGCCGGAAGATTACGAAAAGCTCGAGACGCAGAAGCTCGCGAACATTATTCGCAAACTCGGTCGCGGCGGGACTCTCACTAAACGCGAGGAAGAAACGCTCGAGCGCTCGAAACTAAAGGATGCCGGCGCCGCTGGCGCGGCGGAATCGGAAGCATCTAACTATGCGCACACCTGGGACGAGCTCGCGCGGATCCTCAGCCAACGCCTGGGCGTGAGTGTAACCCGAAAGTCGCTGCAGAACTGGCGGGATCCAAAAATGTTTCCCGATCTTGCCGATAAATGGCCGCGCGATCGCGCTGACGGCCGCAAAGATGTCCCTGCCTGGATGAAGTTCATGTTCGATACCGGCCGGCATCGCGCCGATGAAACTTTGGAAGCAGACGAAGCCAATGGTGACCGGAAAACTGTGCGCGATTGGAAAATGTATCGCGAAGAATTGATGTGCCGCGAATCGGAGCGGCGAATTGCGCGCGGCGACAATCTTCTCCTGGTCGCGCACGAGCTCGAAATCCCGATCGGCTCGCTCCTGGCGGCGATCAATTCCAAACTGCAGCTCTATTCGCCGCGCACTGCTCGCTTCATGGTCATGAAACGCGACGTCGCCGACGCCGAGCGCACGCTCCAGGACGAAATGGACGCGGTGATCAAAGATTTGAACCTGGCGGATTATCTCGAACCGCCGCTTGAAGAAACTCTCAGCAACTTTCCGTTCGACGACGAAACCGCCGGCCTTTACAGGAAAGTCGCATTTGATGGGCACGATCGCGCCGGATTTGTCGAATTAATCCGCCGATCCGTCGCGGAAGTTTTGCGGCGTATTGGCCAGAGAGTGCTGCGGTCAGCGGATCAACCCACCGAACCTGCCGAACCGCAAACAACGCCCAGCGATACTGTTCGCGTTCAGTCAGAAAAGGTCGGAGCTTCGGAGCCAGTCGAATCAGCCACCAAAGCAGAATCACCTTCAGGTTCGGGAACGGAGGCGGATTCACACAATTCATCGCCCAAGCAAGAGCATGTGACACGCCCTGGCAAGCGTGGCGGAAAAGCTCGAGCTAAAAGTACCACTCGGTAACTATCTCAACCCGGTTAATTGGTTGCGCGGTTTAGTTCGCGCCACCGTCCGGCCGCGGCCGCGCATCCGGATGTGGGAATGGATCGACAAGCACGTCGTCATTCCGGAAGAAAGCGGCGGACCGTGCACCGGCCGCATGCGCACATCGCGCGTGCCGATTTTTCGCGGCCTCTACGACATCATTCAGCAGCGGCACGTCCATTTCTTCACGTTCTGCGCGAGCGCTAGAATCGGTAAAACACTTTTCACGATTTGCGTCGCGCTGTACTGGATCGCGGAACGCTTCGGTTGGGCGATCTGGTTGGATCCCACCAGGTCAAGCGCATCCAAGTTTGTCCGGAGCGAGCTCGATGAGTTTCTCCTCCAATGCAAACCGGTCCGCGAGCTCGCGATCGCGCCGCCGCCGCACCCGGCATCGCGTCGATTCTGGACAACCCTCGTCAAATCTTTCCGAGGAAAATTCTTTCGCATCATCGGTTCGGGCGCGGAAGCGGACCTGCACGGGTTCAACGCCGAATTCGCGGCGATCAACGAGAAAGATCGTTGCCGGCGCAGCATCGAACGCGATGCCGCCAGCGACGACAAGATTATCGCGCGGACAAAACTGTTCTCCGCTACTCGGCTCATTCTGGAAAACTCAACGCCTGGTGAAGGCGGCGAGCTCTCCCCGACCTGGCAGTCGTTTCTCGCGCGATCGCAGCGCTATTGCTATTTGCCGTGCCCACATTGTTCGCGGGAATACGAGCATTATTGTCCGCACTGCGCCTGTCACGAATTCGAGGACGGGCAATGCCAGAATTGCGGCGTCAGTTACGTACTTCCGACTTGGGATGAAGTCGAGCCAGGTCGTTCGCCTCTTTCTTACGATCCGAGACTCAGAGGCTGGCAGCGCGTCACCTTTTTCACCGAGAAAAAACTTGTCCCATTCGAATTCACGGAAAATGGCGAGCTGAAGTACTTCGACAAGAAAACCCCGCGCGATCGCTGGCGCGAAGAAACCACCGGACAATTCAAGTTTTCGCAGTTTGCGCTCTACGAAGAACGGCCGCGCGTCGACGACCCGACAAAAACTGAGCAGGTCAAATGCGGCTACGACATTGAAGCGCTCGAGCGCGGCACGACTTACGAATGCGCGCACTGCAAAAAAGAGATCGAGTGGACGGACCTGCTTTGGATGGAAGACCGTTTTTGGTGGGTCAAACACAATCCATTCGCGCCGATCGACAAGGAATCTGCGCACGCCTGGAGCGCTTACAACCCGTTCGAGTTTTGGGGACTAATTGGCAAGGAATTCGTTGAAGCGGTCGCCAGTGGCGACGTCTCCGCGCTGATCAAGTTTTGGAATTTCACGCTCGGCCTGCCTTACGTTCGCGCCGGCGTCGCGATTAAAGAAGACGATCTCGACCGCGCGATCGCGCGTACGCCGGTCCGATATGTTCAGGGCCAGCTTCCGCTCGAGCCCGAGCTGCTAACGATCACTGTCGACGTCCAGGATTACGGAATGTGGTGGGGCATTCGCGCCTGGGGAATTCTTTGGGATCATCCGGATTGGCCAACCTGGAACGCACTGATCGATTGGGGTGAAGCCGTGAGCTGGACCCAGATACTCGAGTATTCCGGATTAACCCCGCTACAGAGCGGAAAAAACCGCGAATTCGTGTTCAGACGCAAAGACGGATCAGAGAGAAAGTATGTTGTGACGGCCGGCCTGGTCGATTCCGGAGACGGCGACAAAACGAAAGAGGTTTACGAATTTTGTCTGGCCAATTCCGAGATTTTTTCACCCTACAAAGGCGGCGACCAGAGTAAGACTCGCGGTAACACCACTCGGCTGACGCCGATCATGGAAGACAAGCTCGATTTGATTTGGGCCTGGTCGGACTTTTTCGCCGCCAATCTTTATTATGATTGCATCAAGGAAGGGGCGACCATCGCCGGCCCGCTTCTTTGGTGGCTCTGCACGAACATCGACAAACATTACCGCGAGCAATTGACCGACGAATTTTACGGTACCGTCGAAGGCAAGAAAGGATTTCACTCGCGCCGCGGCCTCAATCACTTGGGAGACGTGGAAAAAATGCAGAGAGTGTTAGCGCCAACGATCGAGGAACGTCTGGATCAGATCCGCGCGGAGCGTCGCGCCGAGATTGAAGCGAAAGAAACGCTAAAAAGCGAAACAGGCGGGTGATCGCGTGCTGGAGCTAGCGGCCCGCCTGTTCGAGTCGAACGACTGATCGCGATCGCGAGTCAACGGAGACGCCTTGACATGGCGCGACGGACGCATGGCGTTTTCAGGCGAAAACTTTACGGCGGGAGGCCGCGTAGTCGGTCTAGGGAAGCCGGGCGCCGGAATTTGGTAAAATTATGGCGCTGAACCGGCAAAGCACTCTCGATCTGCAGAACTATATCCAGGCGTTGGTCACGTACGCCGAACAAAAATCAAGCGCCGCCGATTTAATCACGTTTCGCGACGCGCTGTTCGCAAAAATTCAGACGGGTGACGGAAAGACGATGACCAATTCGTCGCCTGGAGGTAAATCGTTTCAATTTGAGATCACGATGACGGTCGAGGAGCAATTCGGCGCCGTTGTCAAAGCAATCGAGATCTACCAGGACAACGCCGGCAGCGGCTCGCCGATGACGTTCATTGATTTTTCCCGGCTTGGCGGCCGTTCATCGTTGCCCTGTCCGCCGCCCTGCGGCTGATATGGCGAACTGGTTTCCATTTTCCTGGACCGGATGGGGAAGCAACGCGTTCTCCGAGACAGTCGACGGCTCGATCGATCGCGCGAACATGCGCTTTCTCATTCCGCCTGATTCGCGGCATTACGTAACGCGACGGACCCGTAAGGAACTGAACAACGGCGCGGAGTGGGTTTGGCAAACCTTCGGAGTTGTCAAAGAAGGTGTCGCCGGCATTGCGCGCCACACCATTGGTAAGGGCGTTAGTCTGCAGATCGACGCCGAAGGCGACACCAAAGACATCGAGCTCGCCGAGCGCGATTTCGAAACCTATGCGCTCACCCCTGAGCGTTGCGACCTGGCCGGCCGCCGCAATCTTTACGAAGCGCAAACCACCGGTATCGAACAACGATTAATTCGTGGAGAATTTTTCGCCGCTCTAACTGAGAGCAAAGACTGGGGCGAAAAGATCGACGACAAATGGATCGGCGAACCCTGTTTTCAATTGTACGACAGCGAGGAAATCGGAAATCCGTTGCCGATTCCGACCGATAATGGCCGTTTGATCATCGACGGCGTCGAGCTCGACCAAAACACCCGCGCCACCGGTTACTACGTTCGAAATATCGAAGGCAAATACGAGCGCATCGATCGCTCGCGGATGATTCATTGGTACAAGCCGCATTCGATCAACCAGACCCGCGGGATCACCGACTTCGCCCAGGGCATCAATCCGCTGGTCGACATTTACGAGCTGCGACGGCTAGCCATGCGCAACGCCAAAGTGCAGCAATTCCTCGCCTTGATCCTGAAAGACGTTAAGAAACGCACCAGGGGAGCTTTTGGGGCTATTTCACAGGCTGCAACCAAAAGCGATGGCACGCCGGATCCGGACAGCGCTCAGCTCGAGCAACCGGTCACCGCGGCCGGCGGCGGGATCTATTATGTGGGCGAGAAGGGCGGCGCCGAGCTGCTATCTTCCAATTCGCCATCGCCTCTGGTTGAGCCATTCATCAGCGATCTTTTTCTACGCGACGTGTGCGGTGGCTGGGGCGTCCCGGTCGAATTCTTCTGGAATCCAGGAAAACTCAACGGCAACAACATGCGCTTCATTCTCGCGCGCGCCGATTTGTTCTTCCAAATCCTGGGCGATCGCTTGATCGATCGCTTCTGCACGCCGATCGCGTTTCGATATCTCAGCCACCGCATTCAAATCGGCCGGTTGAAACCGTTCAAAGACCCGGATTGGGCGCTAAAAATGTCCTGGCAGATGCCGCCGCGCGCGACGATCGACAACGGCCGCGAAAATCAAATCCTGATCGAGTTGCTCGCCAGCGGACTGATCACCATGCGCGAATACTGCAACGCTCGCGGCATCAATTACAAAGCGACCATGCGCCAATGGATCCGCGAGCCCCTCGAATTTATCAAAATGTGCGAAGAAGAAGGCGCTCCCCCCGATTACGTCAAGCGTTTGCGCGACAATCTACCGCTGTGGCGTGCACCGAAGCCAGGTCAGGTCCAAGCGCCAGGCGCTGATCCCGCCGGCGGCGAGGTGACAGCGGTCGATGAGAACGGAGATCCATTGAAACAAGCGGCCTAATCCAAATGAGAAAAATTTATCCACGCCTTTTCACTAAACTTTTCTGCGAGCCAACCATGCTTCACCAGCCGGTCCGCACGTCCTTCGAGCGAGCGTTGCTTGAGAAAATGGATCTCGTTCCGGCATCCGAGCCGGATGATGACGAGCCCCAGGAGCCACAACAGCCTCAAACGTATCGTGAGTCCCGAATCTACAATGCGATCGGAAACACTGCCGTCATTCAAATCGTAGGCGTTCTCGACAAATACGTTTCGCTTTTCGATCTGCAATGTTACGGCGGTTGCGATCTTGACGACGTCGATCACGCCATCGCACTCGCCCGCAATGACGCCGCAATCGAAAAAGTGGTCCTCTTTATTAATACACCTGGCGGCGGCGCCAGCGGAGTCGCGGAGACTGCCGAGCGAATCGCCGATCTCCGATCGGTGAAAGAAGTTTACGCGCGCGTCGACGTGATGGCCTGCTCAGGCGGTTACTACATCGCCAGCCAGGCTGATCGCATCGATGCCAGTGAAAGCGCCTACTTCGGCTCGATCGGAGTCTATTGCGCAATCCTGGACGCTACCCGGGCACTCGAAATCAACGGCTACAAAATGGAATTGATCACGGCCGGCAAATTCAAAGCAATGGGATCGCCCTTCAAACCGATGAGCGCCGAAGAACGCGCGCTGTTCCAGGCCAACGTACTGGATATTCGCGACAAATTCAGAGCTGACGTGCGCGGCGGTCGCCGCGCCGCCGGAGCGAAAGTGAGTGACGAGACAATGGAAGGCCAATTCTTCCGCGGTCAAAAAGCCGTTGACGCCGGCTTGGCTGACGAAATCATCACCGCGACTTTGGACGAGTATGTCGGCGCGGTCCTGACCGATCAAATTTAAGTCGTCTTCGATAACGGCGGTCGGCTATCCATCCGACGGTCCAATCATCATCATTCGCATCGGAGATGACGATGGGATCATCTGGCTTGTGAAATAGTGCCAAGTCAGTTTCAGGCAGCGCCAGTAATTCTTCGTTAGTCACACAACTGCTGATTGTGCCGCGAAAAGTAAACTGAGTCCAGCGTCACGCTGGTTGACATGGCCGATTCGGCGCATGTTGAAAACCGCTGAGCAGCTCCAAAAAGCAAACGCCCGTTTCACCCTTCTCGTTACCGCAGTCGTTGCGGCCTTCGCGTTCTCGAAGGAACAAGAGGAAAAGCTCACCGCAGAAGATTTCTCCGCGATTAAACCCGCGGTTGAGGAACTGCAGAAGCCAGCCGCGAATTTTCGCGCCGCGCTCAAAGCGAGCCTGAAACTTTCCGATGAGGAACTTTCGGCCGAAGACTTCGGCGCCAAAGTCACGGCTGCGATCAGCGCCAAAGACACACAAATTTCTGAGCTAACAACTCGCGCCGTAAAGGCCGAGGGCGAGCTCGTAACCGCGAACGGCGAAATCACCAAGCTCAAAGCCGAGAAGAAAACGGCTGACGAGCTCGGCGACAGTAAATCGCGCGAAATCGCGGCCCGCGCCGGCGCGAATCTGCCGGCAAAACAACCTGGCGCAGGCGACCAGACCACTGGAAACGCCGGCAAAGCGACCGGAACCTGGCGCGAGAAGCTGACTTCCTTCTGGAAAGTCGAAGACCCGCAAACCGCCTAACGAATCTCTCTCCAACTCTCCAACTAACGACTATCAACTAACAACTCTCTATGGCCACCGGATCTTACACTCTCCTCGATCTTGCAACCCGCAGCGGCGTTGGCGTCACTTCACTGATTGAAGGCGTCCTGACCTACGCACCCGAACTCAGCGTCGTTCCGACTTTCCCAAAAGCCGGCATCACCTATACGACGCTCACTCGGACTGCATTGCCGGCCGGCGATTTCCGTAACGTCGGCGCAGGTGTCGGATTGCAAAAGAGCGAATGGAAACGCGAAACCGGTTCCATGGCTCTGTTCGAAGCGCAGATGGCGATTGCCGAAGACATCATCATTGCCTCGCGATCAGAAAATCCGGATCTCGTGACCGGCGACATTTTGACCGACGAAGCGATCGCGACCCTTCGCGGCAGCGTCATCCGCCTGTGCCAGCAATTCTGGTACGGCACAAACATTTCCTCGAAAGGCTTCAAAGGCCTTTCGACCCAGGTCGACACGGCCAAGAACGAAGTCAGCGCTGGCGTCGCCGCTGGATCCGATTCCAACAGCGTTTACTTGGTATATTTCGACGACACCGTCAGCAATCCCCAGGGCGTGCACATGTTCCTGGGCAACGGCGGCCGCATGGTAATGGCGCCAGAATGGCTCAAGCAACGTGTCGCCGATCCTGCGGACTCCACGAAGTTCTTCATGGCCTTCATCAACAATTTTCTTTCCTACATCGGCCTCGTGGTCGCGCGTCCGGAAGCGGTTTACCGCGTCAAGGGCGTGAACGCCGCGAATCCCTTCACGGATTCCGTCGCCGCCGATCTGCTCGCGAAAGTTCCGTTGGCCTTGCAGGCCGACAAATCGAAATGGAAATGGTTCATGAACGGACCATCTCGCACGACTCTGCAAAAATCGCGCGCGACTGTGAACGTGTCGAACAAAGTTGGCGGGGGCGGCGTGTTCGCCGACATCCCCACGACCTGTCAGGACATCATGATCCAGCCGACGGACTCGCTGCGCACGACTGACCGCGCCGGACTCTATCACTAACCGAGAGGCCAACTGACAGAACTGAAATTTCCCTAACGAACTGAACCGAAGGAAAAAATTATGGTGAACCAAAGAACCCTGCGCGACGCGAATCTGAGCGTCTCGAAAGCATTGCCGGCTGCGGCTGCGTCAAATCTGAGCGCGTCGATCGACACTGCGAATGTGAATCCCGGGCGCGTGCCGAACTACGAAATTTTGATCGAGCTTCCGGCAACCCCGTCGCTAGTCGACGCCAAAACGATCACACTGAAGTTGCAGGACAGCGCGGATGATTCCAGCTACGCCGACGTCGCTGACGTTCCGGCGCAAGTCCTCACCGGAGCCGGTGGAGTTGGCGCTGCGGCGCTGGCCTATCAGTTCAAAGCGCCGATCGGTTTGCGCCGCTATCTGAAGCTTTCGCAAGCGGTCCTGACTGCGGGTGGCGACAACACCGCGATCAGCGGCGTGCTGAGTCTCATTTTCTGATCGGCAAAGAATTTGCGTTATGGCGTCCGTCCGCCGCTCGGTCCAAACCCGACGGCGGACGTTTTAATTTATGGCTAACAATTTCACCGATCAGGAAAAGTTAGACGCTTCGGAAAATCATCCAGTTCTAAAATCCACAGAATCCGGCGGCATTCACGTCCCTCATGTGAACGTCGACAATTTGCCGGCGAACATTCCTACCCAGGACAATGGGCCGGCGTGGACCAGCGCCAACGGAATTGCCGGCGTGCGGTTTACCAGCGCCGATCAATCCGGCGCGTTCGCGAGCGTGACCAGTGCTCCGACGAGCGGACAAAAGCTCGTCATCACCGATATCATCATTTCGGTCGATACCGCGATGCGCGTCGATTTCGCGGTGGAGAGCGCGACTGGAACTGTGATCGAGTCCATTTACATGGCGGCGAATTCGACCGTGAACGTGATCACGCGCAGCAAGCGCAAACTAGCGACTGCGGATAAGAAACTGCAGATCAAGACTAGCGCATCGGGAAACATTTCGGTCAACGCCTTCTACTATTCGGAGGCGTAGAGCGGCCGTGATGTTCGGCTCGGCTCTGATTTGTCACTGTTTTCGGGCGCAGCTCACGCGCTCGAGCGTGGCCGGCGGCGGCGGCGATACGACAGCGCCAGTTGTCGCAAACGTGAACGTTAATTCTGCAGGAACGCTTTTGACGATCAATTGGACGGAAGCAGGCTCAGCTCCGGTCGTCGGATCCGTCGGCTTATCGTTAGACGGCATGACCTACGGCGCGGCGACTCTGTCCAATGTTGTTACTTCAGGAACGCAGACCACGGCGACGATCTCGCGGCCGATTTTCGATGATGAAACGATT